TAATTTCTTTAACTAGTTTATCGATATTAACAACACAACCTAAACCAATAATTGATTTAATTCCATAAAATACACCAACAGGAACCAAATGAGTTACGAATTTATTACCATTATGATAAACAGTATGCCCTGCGTTTCCACCCCCATTATATCTAATAACGTGAGTGTATTCTTTACTTTGGGCTAAAAAATGAGCAACTTTACCTTTACCTGTGTCTCCTGCTTGCAAATCTACAACTACATCAGCATATTTTATCATAACTTATTTTTCTTCAGTTTTTTTAAATTTAGGAGAACAACCAAGCAGGATTGTGTTTTTAAATAAATCCTGCCTATGTGACCTTATTTTATATTGTTTAATAACATCACTCATAATTTCAGAAAATTCATATTCACAAATTTCATGAGCGTTATAATCAATTACCTTTTTACCATTTTCATTTGTAGTAGCGTTTTTTAACAATTCATCAAAATCGGCTGGTGGGGTAGATGCTTTATATAATTTCCTGTAGCACTCAGTCAATGCTTTTTCTTCATTTGGGGTTACATACATCATAATTTCCCTACTTTAAGTTCACCATCGTATATCAAATATTCCTTTGAAGGTAAAGCATCAATCATATAGTATTTTCCTCCCATTGATTTATCTGTTGCTTTCATATCAATAGAGTTGACTTGGGTGTGGCCTATGATTTGGATGAACCTACCTTTGATAGAATCTTTTCCTCTTTTTCTATTTGATATTAACAAAGACCGTGTACGAATCCAAATTGGTGATTGAACTACATCATCACCATACGGGTCCCATCCATTGAATCTAAAAATAAATGGACTATATGTGAATGTTTCATTTAATTTCTCAACTAAATTATCACAATTCCAAGTGTTTTTAAACCACCTATCCATAAATACTGAAGATACACCTGCGTGGGTACATAGGAACTTATCAAACGAATATGCCATTTGAAGGTGTTCCATATTTTCTTTCAGCACCATTCCTATATCAAATTTAAGAGCAGGTTGAAAACCACTATAGGTTTCACCAACATTCATATAATGAAAGTCGTGATTACCTACTAATAGGATAACTTCTTTACCGCTTGTCTTTTTATATTCAACTATTTCCTTAAAGTTGTGTATTTGATCTATACCTGGTACACTAAAACTATCAAAGTAATCTCCAATAAAGATAACCCTGTCAGGGTTTTCTTTTGCTACAATGTCCTTCCAAATTGGACGGCCGTGGATATCTCCAATGAATATTGTTTTCATACTTAAATATACAAAATAATTTCCGTATTTCCAAATCTTACTTACACAAATACATCATATTCCTGGTGTATAAGTGAAGGAAAACTGGACAAATAAACGAGTTATCAGTAATAAAATTTGCTAAGTATCCAGCAACCAAAAATGATTACTCCGCTTACTATAGCTGTTATGATACCTATAAAAACAATATCTCTATTTGTAACGTATGGTTCAAACCATTCACCACCATCGTATTTGTCTAACCAGTCTTTTATATTTTTCATAATCGGTAAGTTTAACTTCGGTGGGGGTTGGGGGTTAGATAAATATGCGAGTTATAAGTAATAAAACAAAAATTATGAGTTTAATTTATTTGAAAAATCTGGCAGTGACTTCCCATACTAATCCCCACCCATAACATCAATCTCTTTTAACTGCTCAAATAACTCTTTCACTTCAAAAGATTTTTTTTGCAACATTTCTGTAATAACTTCAATTTTACCAATCCTATATGCGTTAAATCTTTGATATTCTTCCTTTTTCATTTTATCTTCCGCCACCAATAATAAATCCGCTTTTACTTCTGATGTTTCATTTCTTTTAATTACTTCAATAATATCTTCAACTGCTGTCGTGATTTTTATTGGTTCAGTTTGTTCTCCATTAAATTTTTCCATAATTTTTATTTTTAAATTGTATAATTTTTGTTTTACATACTTATAACAAATGATAAACAACATTAAAACGATTGTTTATCATCCCACGTTATGTGTAATAAAAATTTAATCCCAAGTCCTACTAACATCTTCCAAGTTCTCACCAGTGAAAGATTTGAACCTAATTTTAAGATTATCTATAGTATCAAGTTCAATACCCCATATCTCATGATCAGTATTTAGTTGATATAATTCTTTATCAGGTGTTATGATAATCTTAAAATTATCATTTTCCTTATGAAAAAACATTTGTCCAAGTTCTTCATTTTCCTTATACTGAACAAAGTATTGTGTTATTTGGTTCAAATCTTTTATATCCATATTTTTTATATTTTCATTGTTTCGAGATTTCCAAATTTAATCCCACCAACTCTTTAGGCCTGTTTTCTTGTCTTTTATGATACTACAAAATTCTCCCCATTCCTTTTTTTCCAATTCAGCTGAATATGCAAATACTTCACCATTGTGTTTTCTTTCTTCATCTGTTAGATTATCTTCATAAGTAAATGAGTTGCCATCACTATCCAGTGGAATAAAATCACCATCACGATCAATTAACTCACCACATTTTTCTTCAGCCATATCCATATACACATAAGTATCCAATTGGTTTTTTAGGATTTCACTTGCTCTTTCCATTTTAGCAGCTTTAGGAATGCGGGTAGAATCAACTTCTGTACTTTTAGTTTTGGTTTTATCCTCCATATGTTCAATAGCTATCTGCATAAATTGTAATAGAGAATGGTAATCCCACCACCTAAATTCATAAAGTGGTTTTCTAAACCTCCAAATATTTTTGAAAAAGTTTATTGTACATTTTACCTGATAGATAAATTCGGTATAGTAATATTTAAGGCTGTTCATAGTCTGATATTAATTGGTTAAGTAAATCTTTTCTTTCCTCATCTGTCATAATTTTATATTTTGAGAGATAATAATCATTTACTTTATTTTCTTCTAAATACTGATGTAGTTCTTCTATGGTTCTGCATAGTTCATTTCCATCTTTATCTGTCATTGTTAAGTCGGTTCGTTCTCCAAAATTCTTTTCATAACACCACCAATCAAATGTATCTCTACCTTCCCGACCATAGATTGAACCAATCAACATAGAGATAACACTTTCGTATGGGCCTGTAAAGTTTATATGGTCAATACCTGCTTCATATGCTTTATCTAATTTTTCTTGTTGTTCTTTAAGTTCAAAAACAATTCTTTCAAATACTTCCAGTCTTATGCTGTAATCCATTCTGTTTTGTTTTTAAGTTGAATAGTTTCACTCCCATCATACTCATTGATAATAAAATCTTCACCTTCATCTACCCACACTACGACTAAATCTCCAACTCCACCTGTATAAACATCCGGATAAGTATTCATAACATACTCTTCTGCTCCATCAAAATTTTCCGATTCAACCAACTCTACTAACTTTGGGTCAAATATTGCTTCAATGGGAGCTCCATAACTATGAAATCCAGCCCCAAACCCATATGAAATAAGAACTGCTACTTTACCATCTCTAATTACTTTGTCCATAACTTTTATTTTTTATTTACGTGAATATACAAAAAGAGGTTGGGATCTCCAACCTCAATTTGCAAAAACCACAATTATTTTTTCTATTTACCCAAATTATACATCATATTAGTTCCTGAACCCAGTTGTGTGGTAGGTAGAACTCCATTCCACTTATTAATGTATTCAAGTTGTAACAGCAATGGTGTTAAGGTTTGTTGTTTCATCCTATTGGCTTCAGCTTCAGCTTTGGCCGATGTCAACATTGCTTGGGCATTACCTTCAGCTTGAGCAATTTTAATTTTGGCTTCAGCTTCAGCTTGTTTTACCCTATTCTCAGCAGTAAGTGCAGATTGTACAGCATTGTTCTTAGCCTCAATAGCTTTCTTAAATGTTTCAGGATAAACGAGGTTTGATGTGAATTGAGCCAAAATAAAACCTTCAGGTAGTAGATGTGATTCCAAAACCTTTCGAACCTTTACTTCAAATTGTTCACGATTAGAAATTAGTTCATCGGCTGTATATGAGTTGGCGACCAAACGGAACGCATCGTAAACAGCAGTTTTAAGAAACCCAGATTCAATTTCATCCAATGTGACCCGGTATTTACTGAAGATATAAGGTGCTTTTTCTCGTTTTACTGAATAATTCAATAGTGGTGATACGTGAAACTCAGAACCATCTTTTGAGTTGACCACAAATGATTCATCTGGGTTGTCTTCACCATTGTTCTTATACTCTTTGTGTTGAACAAAGGTTGGGAACTCAATAATTTTTGTGGTGAATGGGTTGTAGAATACAAGCCCAGTTACTTCGGTAACATCATCTACACCTTTACCATCTCCATAGAGATTTACTTTGACACCAACGTGCCCCGCATCGATTCGTTCCCAAATTGAGAAACTGAGAAATAGAAGAAGCACACCAGCAATTAGCCCGGCTAAAATTTTAAAAGGATTTTCCATAGTTTTTTGTTTTTTAGTTTTGTTTTGTTGTGGTTTTTGTTTTAAAAATGAATTGTAAAATTAAGTAAGAAATGTATATTCCTCCAAGCAAAATAGTTACACCAACGAAAAAAGCAATTGTTGATGGCATATTCATCAGAAAGAAACTGAATTTCATTAGTTCTGAAAATGCTAATCCAAGTAGGATACAGGAGAATGTTTTAATTAAAATGTTTTTCATAGTTTATTTTTTATTTTCTAATTCTTCTAAATAATCCTCAAGATCTTTTGAGGTCATAAATGTTTTATTAAAGTCAGGTTCAATTTTCTTAATTTGGTTAATCGTATCTTCTCTTTTACCAACTTTGTAATAATAATCTTCAATAGCATCCGCCAAATCTTGAATGTATTTTGGAGCAGCAACTGAGATTCTTAGATCATACCATTGCCATTTTGTTTTATAATCTGTGAATGTAATTCCTTTGGTTAGTTTTGTATGTAAATTATGTAGTGCCCAATTACGAACTCTTACAATGGATTTATCATTACCAAATACATCGAGAAATCTAAGAAACCAACGAGGGCACCACCAAGGTTTTGCTTCATAGTCCATAGCTAAAACCAATGGGACCATAACTTTATCGTAGTTATTGTAATCAGGTACAGAACCTAAATAACCATACTTTTCAGAAAATCTTTTGGGAAAGAATATGTAACGAATATCATCCCACTCTACATCACGAGTATAAACTATACCTTTCTTTCTACCTCTCCAAAATAGGAGAGATTGTCCAAAGTCTTTGACTTTATCAATAAGTGGACGATTGTCCTTAAAAGGGCCAAATTTACTTTTTTTCATATCAAAGGGGTCTGAATCGTATAAGTCAGGATTAATTTGTGTCATTATTAGTATGTAATATCGTCTACTCTTCCTTCTTGTAATTGTTCTTCAAACTCAGTAATGATCATATCGTATAACGGGTCATTTTCATCTATAATGTCTTTACCATTAGCTGAAAATAGTGTATAGGTAAGGCTTGCAAAGTCTTGCTCTTCAACCAATTTATATTGGATTCCTTGGTAATTGACTTTAATTATAGATGTGTTTTGGATAATTTCAAATGTGTTCATAACTTTTATTTTGAATCTCTTTTTAATAGGTTTACGAAAGAAATTATATTATTGTTTAAGTAATTTTCCATTTTTTCCATATCTCTTTTGGTAGATTCACTTGCCATACTGAAACAGCATAAATCGTGTCTTGATTGATGATACTCTATAGAATCATCATTACGGCGAGACTCTGCTTTAGGTATAAGATAAATTCGGCCATAACCCTCACTGTCATCAATTTCGTATTGCGGGAAGTTTTCTTCAACGTAAGCATAAAACCTAGAGTTTATTTGCCTATGATATTCTTTCTGTGTCATAACTTTTATTTTTATAATACTTAAATATACAAATGAAGTTTTGTCAAGCCAAATTATTTATATGACGTTTTTATGCCCCTGTTATAAAAAACGATTCATGCCCTAAGATACAATACCAGCAACTATGGAATGTCTCTATAATTTTATTATGAACTAAATTAAAATCACATTTGCTATTTCTAAAATAAAGTCGTGTGTTTGGGTTAGTTGAAGAAAGGGTTGATTTTATTAGGGCAAAATCAGAAAGTATATTATTATCTACTTCAATAGCAATTTCATCAAATTTTTGATTTAAAGTATAATCATAGTAAATACTGTGATCATAATATAATTCTTTTAATAGTTGCTTTTCATATAATTTTATATCAGATTTAATCAAAAGAATATCTTTAGATTCTTTAGATTTACAAAAATCCCCAAAAGATAATATTCTTGCAGTTTCCATTATTGGGAGGAAGTAAGTATAAGTACTTAGCTTATCAGAACATTTTAATTCAGGAAATTTATTCTCAATAAATAATCTTTCTCTTTCAATGTCGTGCAAAGTTTCTATAGATACTCCTTTTCTTGAAATAGAATTAAAATCACTTTTATCATATTGGTATAAAGTTCGAGGTAAATAAAGCCATTTACCTATTGTTTCTGTGTGTCTTACAATATTAGTATCATTTTGAAAATAAAGTAAAGTTCCATCATCGAAATCTTTAATTACATTTTTAAAAGCACGACACATAGGAGTTAAATCAAAAGTACTACTATTAAAATTCCAATATTCGGGAGCAGTTGAAATTCCATTATTGTGATATGCAAAAGCAAAACAACTTATACCTGCAACTTCAGGATATTTTAAGAACATATGATGATATACTTCCAAAATTTTAGGATAAGCATAATCATCACTATCAAACATTACAACAATATCTCCCGTTGTCCCTCGTTGTGGGTTATAAAAACATTCTTTTTTACGAGACTGCTCATAATATTTAACCCTATGGTCTTTAGCACATATTTCTAACAATTTTTCTCGAGCTGAATTTTCTTCGGAAAAGTCGTCAGTTACAATCCACTCCCAATTAGTATAAGTTTGATCTAGTACCTGTTGATAGACTGATTCTACTAAATGACCTCTTTTATAAAACGATGTGCTTATACTGAATTTCATTGTTTATAAATATTTATATGATTCAGCTAATGTTTGTTTGAATTTAGGTTTTACATTGTGGATATGCTGTACCCCCACCCCATATATTTCCTTAGCCTTAATATTAGTTCCAAAATAGAAAATAGGGCCGTTGTAATCAGCATAAATAGGAGTACCTTTATTCCACGTTACTATTCGTCTTTTACCATTAAAACTCCTAAATTCACGCTGAGTGAGTTGATACCAAGGCCCATCGTCTTTGTATTGCCCCTGAACACATTTTGCTGTGTCAAAGTCATAAGTAAGTTTTTCTAAATTACCACGTTTCTCCGCCATCGTCTTCTATATCTTCAAATTCAAAACCCTCAATATCAGCACCTTCAAGTAGTCCGTGGTTTTCAAGTTCAAACCAGTACCTGTCTTTCCAAAGATTGACATCTACTTTATCAATAATTTTAATTCCTTCGATTGAGACATTTGCTAAACGAGCAATACCCCAATTGAGCAGTTCTTCTGCTTCTTTAATTCTACCTTCTTTGAGATACAACCTAATCTTTTTGTAGTTAGTTGTAATTGGGTGTTTTTTCTTTTTCATAACTTTTATTTTAGTTTATAGTGTGCCTAGCTCTTTTTTCTCTTCCATCAAGTATTCTACTTGTTCCATTGGAGCAGAAAGCATTAATTGACGTAACATTTGCCACTCCATACCAATTTCTTTTAGTATGAGTTCCATTGTTTCACCATCTACATTTTGTAGCATTTCAACGGCTGCGTTTACATTGTACGCGTGAGTTTGATAATCTGTCATAATTTTTATTTTTATTTTTTTGGTTAAATTTGAAAGCCTAATACCGATAATGTATTACCAATTTCGTCCATTAAACACATTTCTTTATTTGGGGTATCTCCTTCTGAATCACTGCATACATCAGCACGATCTTCCATGTATTCATATAGTTTTACTAATAAGTCAACTAATTCATTTTTTTGGTGCTCTGTCATAACTTTTATTTTTATTTGGTTTATACTAAGTTTAATTGACGTGCTCTACAATAACTTACCATCTTCCCATTAATAGGATTCAAGTATTTCTTTTGTGACTTTGGCATTTTATCTTCTAATACCTTAGCTATACTTTGACTTGGTTCAAATTCTACAGATACAGGACCACTCTTACGAATATCTAAATCGTAATACCAAGTATCCATACTACCATCTTCATTAGTGTAAACACGAGTGAATTTGGTTGCGTTGACAAGCATTACTGCTTCTTCGCTTTTAACTAATTTTGGTCTTCCCCTTTGTGCCATAACTTTGATTTAGTTTGTTTACGTGAATATTTAGTTTTATCGCCGTGATTTCTTTGAATCATCTTACGTCGTATCAAAGCCGCCATATGACCTTCTTCTTTACTGCGTCTATCGTTTCTATCAATCATAACAATGTAAATATACGAACAAGCCAAATGATTTCCAAACAAGGCATATGACGCTTATATGACGTTTTAGCGCGTTGATCATCAACGCTCTAACGATTTATGTAACGCGTTGATAATTAACGCACTATAAAATCATGTAGAGCATTAGTAATTAACGCGCTATATATTACAAACCTAATTTCTTTTCTATTTCAAAAATGTGCTTACATTTTCGAATTTTTGATCTCCACACACCAGGACAATTACAACTCAATTTCGAACCATTTTGGCGTACAATATACTGCATATCAGGATTACTTTCAGATTGAAATTTCCATACATTTGACTGCGCAGGAACAGGTGCTTCTACTTGAGGTTTAACCCATTCTATATCGTTCAATGTAGTTTCAGGTAATACCTCTTGCCACGATGGTATGATATATTTTTTACCATTAAGTGTTACTAAAGCAGGAGATATACTTCCTGTGTATTCATATTTGAATACTCGCGAGCCAACTATTGGACCATAATTAGAGCCGTGAGTAAACGGCTTACCATCAGGAACGTGTATAATTCGGTTTCTGAGTGTGCCGTACTTGTTTAAGTTGGTAAATATTCTAAGCATAACCTTTTAATTTGCCTAAATATACATTGTAGAATGTCATAAGCCAAATCATTGTTATGACTTAGTTATTACTTTTTTATTTCCATCTATCATATGTTTTACATATTTCCTTTGCATTATCTGTACCACAAAAATGATAAATATAAGGGTGCATATGACCTCTAAATATATTATCAGCCCAATTAGGAGGATAATCAGAAGTTGATTCCCAATCAATTAATTCCCCAGTATTTGGATCAAAATGGTCTAATACCCATCCATTTTTTCCTGCTATATCAGGCATTATCCAATTCCATTTATCATTTAAAATTTTAATGTTTAGATAATGAGAGAAAAATACATTGGAGAGATTTTGATCGCCAAGGTTTGATTCTAAAGCATCTAAAATTTCAGAGTTTTGTTCTATAATGCTTAAAAAAGATATAAGTTTATCTTTGATTTTTGGAGGAGAACAAACAATAACTCCATTATTTAAATAACGCTGAGAGTATTTATTTGGGTCAAATTGTAGAGTATTAGAAATACATTCAAAATTAAAATTATTAATTATATTTTTTACAATAGTTTCTTTTATCCAATCATTATTAAATCTATTAGGATTTCCATCTAAAACCCCTGCCAATTCAAAATCTTCTAGTTCATTAAAGATATTAAGAGACTGGTTATTTACTATTATATCACTATCTAAAATTAGGATTTTATCATAAGTAGAAAATTTTTCTATAACTTTAAACCGGGTAAAAAATAATTTGCTACTAATATTGCGTCCCTTATTCTCTAAATGATTTATTTCAATGAAGTCCGAGTTCCATTTTTTTGCAATGGCTCTTATTGATTCAATCGAATTTTTATTTTCTTCAGGATTAGGGTAGGCATTTAGAACTATTATACAATTTTGGTTCATTTGTTTTTACGCGACTTTACACCATAATTTACTAACAATTCTTCCTCTGTTACCATATTTTTGATAGCAAATTGTTCGTTTTGTTGTGGCTTTCTACGTTTACCCCAGCCATATCTACTTGTTTTGTGTAACTCCTTAATGTAATCTTTTAAGCAAGCTAACCTTTGCATGTTTGATGTTTTACTCATAATTTTGTTATTTAATGACCTTGCCCAACATAGGGCTTTACATAATTTTTATTTTGTTTAGAACTTGATGTTTTTGTTTTTGCGTGTACTCCTTTGCGTCTGACTTTTTTCTTTTCTTTATAGGTGAGACTGGATGCTGCTGTTTTTACTTTTGCTGCCATTAGTTATCTTTTAATTTTAATTGGTTGATAGCGTTTACGATTCTTTGACAATCCTCATATTGTTCTTCTTGAACATAATGGGGTAAATTTTCTTCTAAAGTTAAAGCAAAGAATTTCGTATCAACTGTTATATCAAAAGTGGTATTTTCCTCTTCACAATTTACAGTGAGAACATGAATATTTTTCTTTTTAGTATCTATATTATTAAGTATAGACTCAACTATTGCTTTAGGTATTCTAAAGTCTTTTTGTTCTACAAGTTCTAAAAAATCATCTTGTGTAGCAACATTTAATTCAGGAGTCATTTTAAAATAGATTTAAAAATTTATTATTCATTTCTTTTGACCTTAATTTACGAAACTTTTCTTCATTTTCCAACATTTTTGTTGCTAATGAATCTAAGTGTTTACTTTTTTGAACACCATAATCTTTAACAATAGAATCGTGTTTTTTATGTTTCATGGTTATAAATATTTATCTTCTTGAAACAAGCGAATATGGATCATCATCTGTTTTATCTTCATACAAACCTAATTCTCTTAAGCGCCTAACATGATATTCATCTAACTCAAAGTTTACATTATCAGACGTTTTATACATTTTAGTACCCGTTTCAATTTGCTTTTCATCGCGGTCGTTGAATATCTCACCTACATATAAGTAATAACAGTTATAACACAGCATTTGCAAATTATCTAAATGATAGTAGTTATGGTCCCCATTCTTAAAATGCAAAAATAGAGGCATTTTATAATCTGTTACTCTCCGTTCGTGAAAACCACAATTATAGCATTTTTCTTCCAAATAATTTTGTTCTATTAACCGGCGTTTTATTTTTTGAGGATCAAAATTAGTAGCGTTAATTCTACCTTCTACTATACCTTGAAGAGATGGTTCTGCTTTTCTGTTTGGATGAGAAGTTAAATGCTTTGGAATACCTTTACCACATTGATTTTTATGCAACTCAAATAATGTTTTACCTGTGGCTTCATCCACATAGTGTTTCATCCACATTTTAACGTGCGGATAAGAACAATGCAAATAACGAGTCATAGCCTTCACCGACTTAGTTTTTTCCATAGCAGAAAGTAATACTTCCTTGGCAAGTGGGCGAGGCGGTGCTCCTTTTCTTTTATTCGTACTCACTATCGTTTAAATTAACTTCATGAAATCCATCAGGCAAATTAGGCAAAGTTTCATCCTCAGCAACTGCATCAGAATCGTCAGAATCAAAATATAGTTTTTCTAATTGGACTGGTTGTTTGCTTATTTGGTCTTCTGCTTCTTTCAAGCGTCTATATTCATCTGCTTCTAGGATTATTGTTTCTACATAAGTATGATCTCCTTCTCCTCGCATTACATTTATAGCTCCTTTTTTTTCTGAGCCTGAGCAGTTGACACAAGTTTGGGTTTTAGGGAGTATTTCTACTCGTTTAGGATGAATTTGTTCACCACAACCTTTACAATACTTAATCATTTTCTTTTTTATTTATTTTGTTTTTTATTTTTTGAATTACATCCCAAAATTCTTCAGGATTTTTTATCATTATTTTTTCACCTTCATCTTCTTCATCTTCGGATAAGACTAAAGGATAGATTTCTCCGTCTTCATCTACTCGGTTAAATAAGTACCATTCAACTAGTCCAGCCGTCCATTCTCCAAAATGAAGACCAAATAAAAGTTCAATTACATCTAAATATGGTTCCTCTATATTTTCAATATCAAATCCTAATTCCAAGAAATTATTTCCTCTTTCTACACAAAATTCTAATATATTAATAGACTTGATAAAAATACTTTTTTCTAATAGATCTTTATCTTTAGGAGAGACTCTAATTTTTAGTTTACTACCAAATTTTTTAATATCATCCATTAAATTATTTTTTTAATCCCAAAAAGTTTTAAAAACTCTTTAAGAGAAAGTTGTTTACGCTCAGCAAAATGTTTTGCTGCTTGTAATCTTGAAGTTGATATTGTGCGAGAGATAGCTTCTCGTGTTTTATCGTTTTTGTGGTAAAATCCAAATAGCATAATTATAAATACATTAGTGTTTAGTTTTGCATATTATTCTTGTAATTATTTATTATATTCATTTCTTTATAATTTTTATACTCTAAATATTTTACATACTCTACTAACAAGTTAATACAATGATACAGCTCGGCTGAGTTTGTATGATGATCTCTTAAAGAATGGTTATCATGAACTGTTTCTAGTTTATCTTTATATAGTTGATCATCTAAAGGAATATGATTAATTGTTACATCATTTAGATATTCTTTGAAAGATATATTCCATGGATCAAGCTGAATTTTGTCACATATAGTAGTAAACCATGTATCTATATTGTTGTGGGGGCACAAATATCCCCATATGTTTACTATTTTTTTAGGAAAAATAGGAAAAGCTTCTTGATAATCATGTACGCACCCGTTTGGTTCTGGTGCCCATTTTGTTTTAGGGTAATAGATTTTAAATTCTTTCAATTTATCTTCTAATATCCTATTCCAGTCTTTTGTGGCTATAAGAGTATCATCATTGATCCCAAAAACATACTTACCTTTAGCAATATGGATTAAATCCTCATTAAAATCTACTAAATTATACCATCCTTTTAATCTAGAATTAACTACAAAAGTAATATTTTCGAAGTCATTATTTATATTTTTAATGTATTCTATGCTTTCGCTATCATCAAAATCTAATTTAACTAAAATTTCAAAATTAGATAAGCCAGGATCAGCTAAAGATAAAAGAGAATCTATAGTAGATTTTAAATTTTTAAGTCTCTTTCTACTAGGAAGAAAAATAGAGATAGTATAGTATTTTTGAATTCTTTTATTCATATTTAAATTATTTCATATTCGATTTCTGTATCCGAAAGTCCCCAGGTGTCTGTATTACGAGAAAACATTATATGATCATGCATCTCGTATTTATTGAAGTATTCTACCCACTCCCAAGCATCGTTGTATCTAGGGGGAGTTTTGTCTGCTGTCTCGTGTAAATCTTTAATATTTCCTCCTTGAGGTAAAATATTCTTATGAGACATATGATATAAGGGTAAGTTATAATGTGCTTCTAATTTATACCCATATAGTACTGCTTTTTTCTGGATGTTGGTGTCTATGAAGCATTTGTAGCACATATTTTCTTCAAATCCTCTTATTTTAAGAAATAAATTTCTAGTAGCTAATTGAAAATCCCCGCAGCAATTTATTATACTATAATCATCATTAGGAGTTACTTTAGTAGGAAAGAATCTAGGAGAAGATGTCTTATTTAGATATTCCCTATACTCTTTTAGATTATATTGGTTTTTAATAACCTCAGAATATTCTATTTCTCTTCGACTTAGGGTATAAAATGTATTTTTATTACATGTTTTAAGAAAATTATTAAAATCTTCTTTAAATGGAGGAATGATGTCTGATGTAGTGATTACTATCCATTCAGCATCTGTTCTTCTTAGTGCTATGTTTAGTGCTAAAGAATCATAACAATTAGGGAGATCAGGGATATTTTCTGCTAATATGGAATGAATTTCTTTAGGTATGACTATATGTTTTAATCTATTAGTTTTAGGAAGTTCATCTAAAATTTCATAAATAAAACTTTGAGTAGGAGAATTCCAATCTATATAAACAACTTCATCAAATGTTTCTAAAAGAGTAGTTAAATGTATAAGAAATCTTTCTTTTTCTTTATATCCATCATTTCTATTTGAAACAATAGCTGTAGTTTTACCTAAAACTATAGTAGGCAGATTATATTCATGTGTTTTTGATTTATGAAAGCAAAAAAAGTTACCATTATCTACTATGTTGTAAATATAATATTCAAATTCTTCTAAAGATAAAGGTCCTGTGCAGTCTGTTTTATTATCTAAAGGAGAAACATCATATATTTCATATTCTAATAATTTTAAAACATCATAATAATCCTTAATTTCTTCTTTAGTCAATCCTTTAAATGCTTCTACCATTAAAACAGGTTTATTTTGTTTAATTAAAGAAAATAATGTTTTAAGTACTTCTTTATCATATCCTTCAGTATCTATTTTAATAAATTTAATTTTATCTAGTTCATCTTTATAATTTTCTAATAAAAAATCATAAACATTTACCCCTGATACTTCTACAGGTGTTGAGTGAGCTTGCTTTATATGTTCTCCTAACTCAATATCATTAAAATTTCCTCCATTTGTGCCATTTCCCCATATGTTAGGATCAGTATAATAAAAAGTATAAGACTTAGTCTCTAAAGTGGCAGCATAGTTGTAAGGAATTATATTATAATTAGGATTGTTTTTAGCATTTTGGTTTAATATTTGATATGTTTTGGGATTAGGCTCAAATGCTAAAACTTTTCCTCTAGGAACACAACTTCCAAATACTATACTAAAACTACCAACATGCGCCCCGATATCTAATACTATAGAATCTTGGGGAATTAGTTCTGAAAATTTTTTATGTCTAAACTGAAATGTTTCTAGGTTTAGATTCTCATGGAACGAGGGTGAAATCATATTTAGATTTTATATTGTTGATACTCCTGATTTTTGTACTACAACAGTGGTACATTCTTGTGCAAATTTAATTGCTGATTCTATATTACTTGATTTAGCATATTCTGCTACTAAACCTGCTAAAAATGTATCTCCTGCCCCCGAAACATCTTTTACAGGAACATCTATTGTTGGGTAATTTTTATTTTGATAATTGCAACCATGTTTACCTCTTGTTTTTATAACTTTACTAAATAAAATAGAACTACTAGATAGTATTTCTTTATTTTGATTATATTCAATGCTATTCAATTTTATAAATGTAATATTATCTGCCCAATTCCCCAATAGTTTTTTAGTATCTAAAAAAGTAAGAGGGTGTTGGGTTGAAATATATTTAATATCTTCTTCATTTAAAAAACCTTTACAATAATCACTTATTACAATAGCATCATATTGTTTCCAATCTAATAGCGTTAAGTCATGATAAAAATTAACATGTTCGCATTTATCATTTTCATCAACCCGTAAGAGCAAATGATTATATTTTGAGCAAACATATCTAATTTTTTTAATTTCAGTATGATTAGTTATAAAAGTTACTTCTGCTCCCAATGCTTTTAAATTTTCTACTACATTACCCGCCATTCCGGGGTTTGATTTCTCTATTTCGGGGACGATAATAGGGATGGGTGCCTCAGGGGCAAGCCTATTAACTTCTCCATATTTAAAAATGTCTATGCAGCTATCCCCTATAACTAGTATTTTACTCATATATTTCAATTTTAATTTGTTTTTTATCGAAGCCTAGATTTTGTAAATTAGTTTTAGCTTGCTTAACCATTTCTTTCCATCCACATATAAAAAATTCTATGTCTAACCCATTGTAGGAATTATTTTTTATTTGATTAAAATAATTATCTATTATAGATTCATATATTAAATGTACATACCCTTGTTTGTTCTCCCAAGGTTCTCTAGATAAAATAATATGATATTTTAACTGAGGAAGATCTTTTTCTAATTGAGTCATTTCATTATAATATAATATATTATTTTTGTCTCGTGTCCCAAATACTAAGTGTATATCCCCTGTTTCAATATTATTTTCTCGTATATGCTCCAGCATAGATTTAAAAGGAGAAATACCAGTTCCGGTACAGATGAAAATATAATTTTTTTTAGTATTTTCTCCCATTACCATTATTCCTGAGGGGCCGTCAAAATTAACTTCTGTTCCAATAGGAGATTTCCATAGATAATCAGTGCCCTTCCCTCCAGGCTTTTTAACTATGATTAATTCATAAGTGTCTTGAGATGGAGAATTAGCAATTGAATAGTGTCTGATTCTACGAGAAGGTTTTTCATCAATAGGTAAATCTAAGGATATAAATTGTCCTGGTTGGAAAAAGGATTTTGATTCTGGTTTAAAATAGAAGCGGTTAGTAGTAGCTGTTTCTTTGATTATATTAATTAGTTTTGCTTTCATTTAAAATGTCTTTTATTTTGTTAAAACCTATTTTACAATTTTCTTTCCAATCACTCGCATTTCCATCATCACTAACCCATTTGTATGAACTAAATTTTATATTAAAACGTTTACAAACCTTAGCAATAGCAAAACATTCCATATCAAAGACAGAACATTTATTTATCATTTCCAAATACTTCTCAGAGTATTTTGATTTTTGTTTTTCATCATAGAAATAATCTGTAGTAAAACAAGTATTATTATTCTTTGAATCTAGTATTATCTGATAGCTTGATGGTTCAAAGGGAGTATGACCATATTCTGCTATGGGAGTAGGATCAATATCTTGGAATGTTTGACCTATTTTGATTATTTCTCCTGCCTTATGTTTTAATGAACCGCAAGACCCTATATTAATTATTTCTTTATAACCCTGGTTAAATGCAGTGTAAGCAGCCATCGATGCATTAATTTTACCCACACCACTAAAGATAACAGGATTTCCTAGTATCATACCCTGTGTCTCTACTTCATCAGGAACAGCTACTATAAAAACTTTATTCATATTTAATTAAACTTTTAACGTTATTAGGTTTATGCAAAAATGCTAAATCAATGAGTACCACTTTATCTATTACTTGATACCCCGCTTTTACACATAACTGCTCAACAGCATCCATTGTCCCCCCAGTAGCATATACATCATCTACTATTACAACTTTACCATTGCCTTCCTGGATTTCTAGAGTGTCATTCCCATATTCTAGATCATATTTAATAGAAATGCAAGGAGGGGGTAATTTGCCTTTTTTGCGGACTATTTTTAAACCATTTTGGGTCTTACTAGCCATAGCAGAAGCGAATATAAATCCCCTAGAATCTATACCTATAAAATAATCTGGTTTATGGACTAGATTAAGCATCTTAATTATAGCTCTATCAAATATTTCTCCATTAGCTAGTAAAGGTTGTATATCCTTAAATATAATTCCTGGTTTAGGAAAATCAGGTACATCGTTAATATAATTTTTAAAATCAAGCATCACGTGAAGATAATATAGGGTTTTGGGTTGGCCAATATATTTTTATTTTTGGATCATTCCATTTTAAGGAAAACTGATCTTTAACATCTGGGTATTCTCCAGGGTATGACCATTTGTAAAAAAATGTAGCTTCATCACTTAGAACTAGATGGCCATTGGCAAACATAGGGGGTATTAAAATTGATTTTTTATTTTTTGATGATAAAATTATAGAATCCCATTTTAAATAATTAGGAGATTCAGGTTTATTATCTACTACTACTAAATAAACTTCACCAGCTAAACAGGATATATGTTTCCATGATTTAAAATCACCATGTAATCCTCTTAGAACATGTTTTCGAGAAATAGAAACTTTATCATGATTAAAAGTTAAATCACTATCTTCTTGTTTAAATAGGGTATAAAGTTCTCCTCTATAGTCCTCAAATGAATCCGGTTGAAAGATCTTTACTTCAGGAAATATCATAAATTGTTTAATATATTAATCAATGTATCTATTTTTTCTTGGGGTAATGAAGGATAGTTTCCAATGTACCAACCAAAATTATGAACATGTTCTATATTAGGATAATTATTAAAATCATAATTAAATTGTTTCATAAAAGGTTGTCTCATTTGATTTCCTCCTCCTGATAAGCCTCTTCTAAATTCTATTCCTTCTTTTTTTAGGGTAGCTTCTAAATGGTTTCTTTTTTCAAATGAGGATTCTTTTAGTATTACTATAAAAGCATAGTTACATTGACCTTTTAAATTTATATCTGTAATATATTTTTTAGAATCTAATTTAGACATAAAATAATTAAAATTAGATATTCTTTGCTTATTATTTTTATCTAATCGAGGCAATTGATTTAATCCAATCACTGCATTAATCTCTGTACTCCTAAAATTATGAGCAGGTCTAATAAATATAAAATCAGAATTTAAATCGGGATTAGCATCAATAATTTCTTGTTTCATTTCATTATTGGTCATTTCTCTCATCATACCATGAGAACGTAAAGCTCTACATATTTGGTAGAATTTTTCATCATTAGTACAAATCATCCCTCCTTCAATAGTGGACATATGGTGAGCAAAATAAAAACTAAAATTAGAAGCAAAACCAAAATTACCTACTTTAATATCATTGAATGTAGTTCCATGTGATTCACAAACATCTTCAATAAGTAAAATATTTTTTTCTTTACACAATTGAAGAAGATCCTCAGTTAAACCATTAATTCCTAAAACATGAGTTAAAAATATAGCTCGTGTATCAGGAGTAATTGCTTTTTTTAATTTATCTAAATCAAAAGACAGATTATTTAGATTTATATCTACAAATACTGGGCTAAATCCGGCGAACATGACAGAAGATACATCTGAGATCCAGGTTAATGGGGGGATAATAATTTCTCCATCACCATATAGATGTTTTAGGGCTAGCATAGTCAGCTCATTAGCTGAAGCCCCAGAATTGACCATTAAATTATATTTAGTTCCTAACCATTCTCCCCACTTATTTTCAAATTCAACTACTTTAGGGCCATTAGTAAGTTTAGGGATTTGATCTTGATTTAAGAAATCAACTATAGAATTAACATCATCCCTAGTGATGTTATCATCCATTAAAGGTAAGTAATAATTGTTCATATTTATTTTTAATTATTTTTCTCCGTAATAATCACCCCATTCTACTAATATAGTTGGTCGGTTATCTGTTCTTTCATAAGCATATTGGAATGCTTCAAATATTTGGTAAGGTTCATCTAAACGAATAATATCAACCCAATCACACATAGCTTTAAAACCAGCAGTAAAATCAGCAATATGCTGGTGTTGGGGATGAAGAGGACGTTGTGAACCAATTGATGTTCTTATAATTACTTTAGGAGTATAACCACCACTAGACATAATTTTTATTTTATCTAAGTGATTTATTACCTGATTGGCGGCTAATAGTAAAAAATTCCAGCGTGGATATATTGAAATGGGTACAGTTCCATTCATAGCCATTCCTATAGTAATTCCCATCTGCATGTCTTCATTAACAGGCATTTCAAGCATTTTGCTTCTATCTACATCTTTAAGAGTATTTGTAATAGCTGTACCAGCATATTCAACTGCTTGTCCTAAAAATAATGTATTAGGCTTTTCATTAAGCCAATCCATTGAGCGTTTTAATTCATCAAAATATTTCATAATTAAAATTGAATTCGTTTCCCCGCACCCGCGTGTGGGTATTTAGTTTGATATTTATAATAGATAATTTTACGAGTTTCTTTAGCAAAATAAAGTTCATCAGTATTCCAAACTTTATATGTTTCTGTGCATACAGATTTACCATTATCTTCAATTATATAAGTAATAGGTAAATCATGATTAATAGAATATTTCCAATTCTCAAAGAAAGTACCAGTTTCAGATGTCATTTCTCCAACAAAACACCAAACATGGTTACTACCTCCTTTGCGTTTAATATCTAAAGCAACACCTGTTGCTATAGGAATATTACCTGTTACTATAGCAGAGGAATAAATATTATATTCAGGATAACATAAAGTAATAGATTTACCATCTAAAATATCTTGCTTTAACTGCTCAGGAGGAACCCCTTTAAGTAAACATTGATAATGAGATCTCCAAGTACAAAAAATCCAATCTTCATCTTTTATATTTTGAAAGATTTGAATTATTTGTTCTTCATTTCCATCATATAAATGAATGGGAGCCTTAATCATAGCATTATTAAAACATTCCGCTATGTCTGTTTCAAAATCTATTAATTGATTTTTGTTTAATTTATTCATTGATTAAAAATTTTTTTCTTTTTTCCCACATTTTTGTAAAATTATCATCTACATCCCAAAAAGAATATAAACTACCATCTATATTAATTGTAGCATTTTTTTTATAACTTTTTTCTACTCGTTTAGATATATCATCTTGTTCTATTCTTTTATTATGTACGCTATAATGTATGATTTTTATAATATCAATAGTAGATATTATATAAAATTTATTTGAATTTAATATAAGTTCATATAAAATAGTATCACCCCCCCAAGTTGGTATTTCTCTAGGATAAAATTCATCTAAGTCTTTACAATAATTAGAAGATAATATAGGGAAACAACAACTTAAATCTCTATGCGAGTTAATGGATTCACCATTTTCATTAAAATGAGTATCATCATTTATTCTGAAATAGTAATATTTTTTATTGGTTTCTATATTAGAAAATATATCAGGTAATGCTTCCATTATTGCTGAATAAAAATATCCATCCCAGTTTTCGTTAGCAATAGCACAATCATTGCCTAATATCCAAGTAAAATAAGAATCGGAAGCTAATTTTAATCCTAAATCATAATAATCATTAGGTAAATCTAATTCCTCTTTTTGTTTTCTACTAACAAACTTAAAATCATAAGTTATTTGAGAAGATATTTCATGAAATAAATCTAATGTTTGTTTATCATCGTGATCACAAATAGAAATAACTTCAATCCAATCTTTATTATAGGTTTTTTCTTCTATTGATAGAAGTAATTTTTTAACTAAATCATATCTACCTCGAGATGGAAATATAATAGTAATTAATTTTTCTTTATTCATATAGTGAATATAATTAAAAATTCTTAAAAAGCCAAATTCTAATAAAAAGCTCTAAATAAATATTCGTTATGAGGAGTATTAGATATATTAGAAAATATATTTTCTTTAATAGATTTAAAATTATTATTTCCATCATAATAATGCATAGCATTAGTATATAATCCATATCTCCACCAACACACTAACCTTGATTTTTGTTGAAGGGGCTGGCCACGATGTATAGCAAAGGTATCCGCTAAAATAGCAGTACCTGCTTTCCCCGTTATAGTTATTGATTTGTCTGATTCCGATCCGTCTTGAGTTCCTGGGTAAAACACATGAGGACCTGTTGTTTCATCAACATCTGTTAAATATATAAATAGTGCTAAAAATCTAAAATCATCATGATCTCTATGATTGTTTTGAGTTCCGTATGTGTTACCTTTATATATGTGCCACCATGAATTTAATGAATATAGCGTTGGAAAGCACCCTAAATATGCTTGAGATAAAGATAAAATATAAGGATCAATTATTTTATTTAAAATTATTGGTTCATTTAATAAAGCCGTTGGAGGATAACTTAATGTATTAAAATTATACTCAGGAGTTAATTTTCTTAAAACTTGATCACTATATTTAGGTACATGAGTATTGTACCCTTCCTGCCCAATCAATTTATTTTTAATTTTATCAACTTCATTTTGAGATAAAAAATTATCAAATATTAGATACCCATCTGTTTTTAATTTTATTTCATCTTCTTTCTTATGAATTTGTTTTACAGGAGAAATATAACTATTTACTATTTCACTAATTATAGGAGGGTACTTATTTCTAAGATCTACATTTAAGTAGGTATGAATATTAATATTGGGTATTAAAGAAGAAATTTGGGGTTCTGGGGTGTTCATAATTATATTTTATTTATTATTTTTATTTTAAACTATTTGTTTTACCCAAATTGGAATTTTTTGACCATCAGGATCAGGAAATACATTGATATCAAAACCAAAATGATCATAAACTGCTTTTATAACTCCATAGTGTTTACCATTAACATAATCCTGTTCTAACCATTCTGGGTTGATGTTATTTATTAGATTTATATCTTCTAGATCATGACCGCATAATAATCCTCCTGGTTTCATTTTAGGTAAGCATAATTCAATATCTTTGTAAACACTAGAGTATCTATGATCAGCATCTATAAAACATATATCTAAACTATTATCAGGTATTTCAGGAATCATATCCCATGATTTACCTCTTTTAATAGTTGTTATATCAAGATAAGGCTGGATGTTATTTATAAAATTATTATAGATGCTACCAGCTTTAGTTTCATTATAGGCATGTGGTCCAGTTACATTTTCATTACCGTTAAACCAATCTATAGCATATAAATGTCCATTATTTTGTTTAATTATATCAATATAAGCTTTAGTAGTTGAACCATCATATGTTCCTATTTCAGCAATCACCATGCCTTCACTTTGATTAGCTTTTACTACATCTACAAAAGCTAAAATTGGTTTCATTATTCCCATAACTCTTTATTATTTTACTATTTTTCTTTTTAATTTCACTTTTAACATATTTAATATATTGTCTATAGCTACTTGTCCAAATTTATTTTTAACTTTTTCTAAAAATGGAGGATAAGAATGATATTCATCGAATGCTTTATCTCTAAACTCTAATACTTCAGCCGCAGATAATGTTTCTGTAGGAAGAGGTAAGGTTTCATACCCATGAAATGAATACCCTTCATAAGTGTCAGGTAAAGGAATACCTTTTTCAACAGCATCTTTATATAATTTACTACCAGGTAAAGCCATTGCGGCATATGCATTCCACCCAAATGTACATAATTCTTTTGAAAATTCTAGGGTTTTTTGCATTGACTCTTTAGTATCGCCTGGTAGGCCAAAAATATAATTTGCCATTACTTCAATATCAGCCTCATGTACTTGTTTAATAACTTGGGTAATATCTACATCTTCAAATTTGCCTTTAGATACTTCTAACCTTACAGTTTTATCAGCACTTTCAATACCTAAAGCCAGCCATTTAATGCCTGCATCTCTGATTAATTGAAGTAAATCGGGACGACGAACGGTGTCTACTCGAGAGTATGCCCACATTCTTAAAAATTTTCCATATCCTTTATCTCGGAGCATTTCACAAAGAGGAACATAATATTTTCTATTTAAGAGGAACATTTCATCAGTTATTTTAATAGTATAAACTCCTAATTTAACTAACTTATCAAATTCTTTTATAATAAATTCAGGAGACCAAAATCTCATTAAGCTATAATGTCCTGCTACTCCTATTTCTTCTTCATCATTCCTGTTTAAAATATTAATCATACAGAAATCACATCCGAACTGACACCCTAATGAGGTTTGGATGGCAGCATATGGTGATCTTTTATCTTGATCATATTCAGCGTGCCACATAGGTGCTCTGTATAGATCAAGAGGTTTTTCTTTATATGGAAGTAAATCCCAAGCGTACCCTGGTAAGTCTATATCCATCCTATCACTTGGTACTACCTTTTCAGGAGGATTTATTTTAGGGGTACCATTCTGCCTCCATACTAAACCCTTAATATGGCCTAAGTTATTAATATCAATTTTATCTTCTGCTAATACATTTAATAATGAATATACTCCTTCATTAGTAAAACCAAAATCAATTGAAGGTTCATCATTTAATGCTTTGATAGGCACAGCTTGTATATATGATCCAATATAAGAAATAGGGATATCAATATTTGCAGATTTAATAGCATTTGAAATATACACTGCTCCACTCATATTAACTGTTCCTGCATTGACATTTTGTCCATACACAACAAAACAGATTAAACGAGGATTTAAATTATTTATTCGGTCAATAATCTCAGTACTTTTTAATTGTTCTGCATTAGCATCAATTAAACCAACATTATATCCTTTAGAACGACACGCTTCAGATAATAATAATGCCCAAGTAGGAGGTTCAATAGCAGCATAATCATTCGCTAAATTTTGATAGATACCATCCGCATTGCCCGGACATATAAATAGTATATCTAGTTTATTATTCATATTACAGATTTGTAAAATCTTTATTTTTAAATTTATTTATAAGTTGATACCCAGCAATTAACTCCTGGATGCCATCTTCTAGATCAAACTCAGGTTTCCAACCCTTAGATTCTAATTTAGCATTTGAAACCATATAATTTCTTTGGTCAAAATCTTGTTTAAAATTATTTTCGACAATAACTAAATCAGGAACAAATTGTTTAATTTTATTTGCTAATTCTAATTTAGTACAATTTGCTGAACTTAGCCCTACATTAAACGCATTATTATTACATTTTTCATAATTTTCAATCATAAATAAAAAGGTGTTTGCAATATCTCGAACGTGGATATAATTACGAATGTAGTGGGATTCAAATAATACTAAATATCCGTCTGTAACAGCTTTATACACAAAATCTTGTACTAGTAAATCCATCCTCATTCTATAAGACATTCCAAACACAGTTGCTAAACGTAAAGCAATCCCGTTACCTGAATCTAGTATTGCCTTTTCAGCATTGCACTTTGTTTCAGCGTATAATGAAAGTGGTTTAAATGGGGATTCTTCAGTAATAATTTCTGTTGACGAGCCGTACTGACTATTAGTGTTTGGGATCAGAATCATTTGATTTTTACTAGCCCATTGGGTAATATTTTTTACTTGCTCATAATTTACTTTTATAGTCAATTCAGGCTGAGCCTTGCAAGCAGGCATTCCTACGATAGCTGCTAACGGGATTATAATATCGTGTTGTTCTACTAATGATTTAAGCAAAGTTTCATTAGTAACATCTCCTAAAACAAATTTAAAATTTTTATTATAAGTAAAAGGTGCTACTGATATTTGCTTATATGCTAGATTATCTAAAACAGTTACTTGATATTTTTTATTTAGTAATACTTCTGTTAAAATGGAGCCTAAGTAACCCGCCCCGCCGGTGATTAAAACTTTTTTCATATGTTATAACAATTGTTTATATTAATAAATATATATACAAAAACTAAGATATCCAAACTTAATTATAAGTCATTTAACTCTATTATTTCTTTAAAAAATAAATTTAATTTATATTCAAAAGAATCCATTAAAGCTATTTGGTAATTATAATCAATATATTCTTTTCTATCATAGTAATCACTAGGAGTAAGATTATTAACAATATATAATAATTCTTCTTTAGTATTAAAAGTTATAATTCCTCTTTCATCGTAATATTCTCCTATATTGGGGCACCCCCAATAAATTGGTAGTGTTTTAGTACAAAAGGCTTCGCCTATTTTTTCAGTATACCAATTATTATGTTTTACATTTTCAACACAAACATGAAACATAGTATTATTAAAACAAATTCTTTTACCAAATACTTGAGGACTTGATGTTAGATGTTCTGGTATATGAGATAGATCTTTAGAGTAATTCCCATATCCTGGTCTAACATTATTGATTGGGTCAAAATCTTCTAAAGTATGATACCACTCTTTTGGGATTGTGATTTTATCTTTGAGTAGATAAATTTGGTTTCTAAGATTGTGCCCTTCTGTTATTGTTTTAATGCCACTTAAAAAGCTTATTTTAAATATTTTTTCTGTATTTTCAAACGTTTCATAATATTTTTTTGAATCTTGTTGATAATTACAAGTAAACAATACAGTATTAGGGTATGATGACACTATTTCCTCATTCCAAGTTAATATTCCATTAAATAAAGAATAATTTTGTTTAATCCAATTATGCATCCCAAAAAATTCATTAGGTTCATGAAGCATAATAAAATTATAAGGATTAATTTGTAGTTGCTCTATATTTTGAGGGATATAATCATAAAAAAAAGTTATAGGTTTATCCTTATAATTTTCTAAAACTTTAAAATAAGGATCTGTTTGTGGGCGAAAATTTGAAAATAATTTAAACATTATAAGCTATTTAAGAAATTATTAACTGAGGTGTTAAAATTATTTTGGGCAATATTTATAAATTCATCTTTTCGATTTATAGTGTCTAAATAATTTTCATAGTGATTGTATCTAAATTTATTATTTTCGATAATAATTTCATTAGTTAAAACATATTGAGAAGCATTAAAACCTTTTTGTTTACCATATTCACAACAAGCCATAATAAAAGTATCATCCATATAATATGACCCCATCTCATCTGGGATTATTGTTTTTTTAATTAAGTCATTAGATAATAAGGTGGCCCATCCGCTAGCAAATTTGAATGTATTTATTTTTCTTAGGCTAGCTTCACCCATTAATCCTGTGGTTAAGTAAGGATCTCTATCAAAATAATTTTTATGAGAAGCATCCTCTTTTAGCGCCTCTCCATTAGTAATTATATCCCAAGTACCATCCCATAATCTAGTTGTTTCAGGGGTTATTATAAAGTATTTCTCAGTATCTTTAATTAATTTATAACTTTCTATTATATTGTATAATAAAGTATCACTAAATATGATATCTACATCTAACCATAAAAAAGCATTAGGTTTATAAGTTTTTTCAGCTAATCTATGAGAATCAGTGCATCCTAGTACTTCATTATTTTTACTAACCCAAAAATTAGTTTCAGCCCAACTTTTAGTTAATTTTTCTAATCTAAAAAGTTTTTTAGTAAAGAAATCTTCATCTAATTTACTTTGTTTCCAATTTATTAAATTACAATTAAGTACTACTTCAACTAAAATTTTATCATTTTTATTAATATATTTACTACTTTTCTTTAGTTGTATAAGAGTTTGTTCTAATTGATCAATTTCTTGAGGAAGGATATGAATTAAAATTGTTATCATAAAAATAATTCTAATAATTTAATAGTTTCTAAACTTAAATAATGGTTGTACTCAAAATCTATATTTTTTGAAAAACATAAATCTATAGATTCTTGTAAAGGATCGTTATTTGGATTAGATAAATCTATAGTATTATTATCTATACAAATTAACTTTTTCTTTTTTCCTCTATAATTTCTATTGTAATTAATTTTTACTTTAATATTACCATAATCAAAAGTTATGATTAATTTATTAGTAGTATTTTTTACATAATGTATATTACTTATTTGATAAACCCCTATTAAATGAATAAGAACATATAAGTCATGATATAATAAATCATTTACTAAAGTATCATTATATGGACCTTTTTTTAACCAAATAAATTCAATATTGTTTGCTAAGGGTATGTTTATATTTTTAATTTCATCTCTTAATAAAAAAATATTGTCTATATATAAACATGTATTTTTTTCCTTAGCTAAATTTATTAATTCTAAAGATGAATTATAATTTAATGTTAAAGGTTTTTCACAAAATATATTTTTTCCTTTTTGAAGACATTCTTTAACTATATCATAATGAGTAGGAGGTGGAGTAGCAACAAAAATCCACTCAGCATCTTCTGGTATAGAGTTGATTGTATTATTAATTAATTTGGAGTTAATTATTTTACCCCAATATCCATGGCCTATTAATCCTGTTTTCATATCATGATATTATCATCAAAATTTCTGTTTAATAAGCCTTTTTTTATTTGTTTAGCAACTTTAACACAAGTATTTATTTTGCCTGAAAAGATTGTTATAAAATTAGGATTAGTAGGGTAGGTAATAATTTTAGAGAGTCGTTCATCATCTTTTGTAATAGGGATAGCTCTAGATGTTCTCCAATAATCTATAAACTTAACATCTTTAATAAAAGGAAAATATCTAGAAGAATCTTGCTTAATCATTTCTAAATTATAAGAAATATCTTCTAGAGGGGCTAAATTAATTTCTTCTGTTTCTTTTAAAACTGAGTATTTAGCGTGGTATAAAAGAAATTGATTGGGGGTATTTCCTTTAGGCATGATGCTACAGAAGGGCCCATCCATAACTGTTAAACCAATTTTAGGATGATTATATTCAAATATAGGGATAATAACATCTTGTAATTTGAACTTTAAAGAAGGTACCCCCATTATATCATTTATGTCGTTTATTCCGGCATAAGAACAATTAATGATAAAATCATAATTCAAATGTTCTTTAGAAAATTGAGTATTTAATTTTAATTTGACTTGAGAATTATTTAATTTATTTTTTATAATGTTTTTTAATATTTCCCAATCAAAAATAGGTTCTTCTACTTTAAATGAATTTTCAATTAATAATGGGTTTAATATATCTGAAGCAGGGTATTCTGGATGGTAATCAATGCCCACTTTATTACAAAAATTCTTATATTCAACTGAGTTGATTTGGCTTTGTTCTGCTGATACTGCATAGTAATTTGGGAAATTACTTATAATGGATTCTTTATACATCATTAAAAATGAGATTAATCCATCTAAACTTTGAGAAGCAGTTCTTATACTTCTAGGGTAATGATATCCGTAATGTATTCTATTATGATTACATTTTGAAGCCCCATCCATTATATCTGGGTTTTTTTCTATCAGTGTAATATCTAGATTATATTTGGATAATTCTAAAGAGATAGAGCATCCAAAAATTCCCCCTCCTATTACTAGTATTTTCATTACCAACTAATTTCCCAATCTTTAAATTCAGCTGCTAGACAATCGATTTTATAATCTTTTCTGCCGCCTACTACTTCTTGTATTTTATTTTTAGCTACATTACGAATACCATTCAAACCATGTGTTAATTCTAAATTATTACCATCTTTAATACCTTTTCTATAATTTGACTCATTGTGCCATATATGAAGGTTCATTTGTGATAATACAACTATAGCACGAATGGTCTCAGCAGTTACTTTACTATCTTGTTCATCTAATAAAAGCTGGATATCATGGGTTATTTCGGCTATTTCTTTAGCATATTCTTCTTTGTGTTCAGTAATAAATACTTCTTTGAGTTGAACTATTGATAGTCTATCAACTAGTTCACTTAACGTAGGTAAATATTTTCTTTTATTCATTATTCAATATTTGTGTTGTGGATTTATTAGGTATTTTTTGAAAAAATTTTATTTCAGGAATATATTCTTTACCTATAATAGATTCATAAGTATAATCATCTCCTATTATCATTATGTCTGGGGTGTAATTTTTGATTTGGTTGATTAGTTCTTCATCAGAATCAAAAGTAACTACATCTGTAATGTACTTAATTGTTTTTAAAAATCCAACTCTATCTTCTAAACTATTAAAGGGGCGTTTATTTCCTTTTTTTTCCTTAATTCGTCTATCTGAATCTAGTCCTACTCTGATTGTGCCAAAGGAAGAAGCATATTCAAATAGTTTAATATGACCTATATGAAGAACATCAAATGAGCCATTTATCCAAACTTTCTTATTCATATTGGCTATCCCCCTTTAAAACTCTATAACTATCTTCTTCGTAATGCTTTGTTGATATTTCAAATATTGTAGCTCCTTCTGTTAGTGCTTTTAGTTGATGGGGCTGCCCTCTTTCTAAATCTATAACATCACCTTCATTTACTATAGTCATTTTTGATGTTGCACTTTCAGTATTAATCCAATGATATTCAAATTGACCTTTAGCTATATACCATGTTTCTTTTTTAAGTAGATGATAATGCATTGAAAATTTTTTATCTTGATTAAATACTAAAAGCTTACCACAGTATTCGTCATTATTTACAATCCATAATTCATACCCCCAAGCTTTAAGATGTAATTCACCTTGATGGGGTAGAGGTTCATATTTGTGTCCCATTATAAAGTATCGTAATAATTGTTTTGTTTTTCTTGTCGCTCAATTGTTTTAGGATGGTACAACGCCCAATCCTCTTCCATAGGAAGATACGCAAATTCTTTTTGCCCACTAAGTCTTTCATGTACTCTATTTACCCACTTTATTTCAGGAGATTTTCTGTAAATACGAGTTTGATAATCAGGCCAATTCACCCATCCGTTTTCATTTACATTCCAGCCCCACTTTTGAATGTGTTCTTGAGTCAAGCCAGTTACTGTATTAACTCTAGGCACAATATATAAATCAACTGATGAATTGTGTTCTAGAATAGAGGGTAATTTTTCGATTAGGTTTTCATGAGGAATTTCGTCAGCATCAATCTGAAAGATATAATCACCAGTACATAGCATATTTAAATAATTTTTATGATCTGCAAAATTATTATTAAATTTGCTACTATACCATCTATATTCCTGGTTTGTTACAGAATTAGCTCTCAACCATTCTTCTACTGCTTCGCTCCCTCCCTTTGAATCGTATAAAATTACAATTTCATCTTCGGTTCGTTTCCGATCTATAAGAAAATTAACTAAACGTTGTAATTCGTTTAATTCATCTTTTACTGTTATTCCGTAACTTATTTTCATAGTTTATTCAGGTAATACACCAATATACGAAAGAGCATCTATAAATTCAAATTTATCAAAATTCTTTAAAGTAGTCATATCCATCCTAAATTGGTAGTATTGATTTTTCTTTCCAGGAATAGGATATTTTTCCTTTTCTTCATCTTTTACAGGAACGGCTCGCACTGCCCCCCACATCCAATTTAATGTTGACGAACCATTAGCAAACACCATACCTTTAGTAGGTTCATTTACTACCGAAGGCATCCATATCTTTCCATCCTCATCTGCCCAAAATAGATCTTTATATAATTCAGGAAGTACTTCTATTTGTTCTTCATAGAATCTTTCTCCTTCTTTCATTAGTGAATTTGAAATAAATCCACATCCATAGCACATATAATTTTTAATTTCAGGTGATACTTCTTGCATATAACAGGCATCACTTTGTCTTTGACAAGGGCATATAGTTAAATTATCCATTTTGTAAAGTAGGTTTTTTAGGTAATTCAATTTTTTTAATAGAAGGGAGCTTTAATTCTACTTGTTTTGGAAAATCGGGTACATTTCCCTCTAAGATTTGACCTATTTTTTCTTTCATTTTATCCCAGCTAAATTCTGTTTTAGCTTTATAAGCTTGACGCTTAGCCCCATCAGTATAGTTTTTATAATTTTCAAATACATCTTTTAAATAATGCCCTATTTGAGCTTGATCTACTGAGAACCATTGGCTATCTTTTACTATCCAATCATTAACTACACTTGGATGTACAGGGGCTAATTGGCCCCCCATCATAACAGACATTTGAGGATCAAGAAAATCAGTATGACCACTCCAAGCAGTTGTTATAATTGGTTTTTTACATTGAGTAAATTCAAGCAATGGGCGTCCAAATCCTTCACCTTTAGTTAAATTGACCATAGCTTTTACTTTAGGATGGTTATAAATTTCATTCATTTCGCTATCTGTAAATTCACCGTGTAAAAGATAAATATTAGGTAGATCTTTAGAATTAACTGTTTTTCTGATTTGTTTGATTCTTTTAAGAACTTCTTCCCGATCAACATATGAGGCTCCAGCTAATATTGATGCTTTTAGAATTAAAGCTGGTTTTTGTTTTTTGTTCTTAAAGATCTCATAGAAGGCTTTAATTAGTAAGCCTACATTTTTTCTATCTTCTCCTAAATCACCCTGTAACCAGTGTCCTACAAACAAATAAGCGAATGATTCAGGGATAGAATTTAAAGAATCATATAGATCACTTTGAGGGATTTTATCTAATAATTTGTAAATATCTAAATCTACACCCTCAAACAGTACTTCTATTGGCTTTTCAGGGGCAATTATTCTTACAACTTGGTTTGTTTGTTGGTTTCTTTCTTCAAACTTAGCATTTAAAAATACATCTTTAGCATGCTTTGAAGATACAATATTTAAATCCATTCTATTTAATCCATCAACCCAAGTAGGGTTACAAACTGTGGTTTCAATACCTGCTGTAAACCCAATATTAAATTTTCCTATAGGTTGAAATTCATTTGGAATTGTTACTTGGGCCCAAATTTCAGGTTGGCGAGGAATCTGTCCGTTTAAAATATGTTTAGTTAAAAATTCCCATTCAGGATTATCTTGAATAAATCCCCAAGGTGTTCCTCCCCATCTTTGGGGCAGTATTTTTACATCGTATTTATCTAATTCGATTATAGCTTTTACTAAATCGCGACTTCTACTTCCGTAGCCGGCGTAGCAGTCAATAGGGCAACTGATTATAAATAATGGTTTCATTAATATATTATTTTATGGTTTATAACTCTATTAGGATATGTATTTGCATTAATTAATTCAAATTTTTCTCTAGGTTGCCAAGTAGCAAACAGTTCATCAAAAGCATTTATTATTCTTTCACCTTGTATTTCACTTGTAAAACCAGCTTCTTGACTTAAAGCCCACTCTCTACCTTTCCTACCCCTAGCTTTACGTTCTTCTTTACTTAAATTATATATTGCTTTTATTTGCTTAGCTGCATCTTCAGCACTACACAAATCATCCCAAATATATGGGGTTAAGGGAGAGCCTACAAGATTTCTACTAGTTGGATAAACGGGAAAGGCCCACTCACCATGTTTTTTAATTGTACCTCTATGGTTAGAAGGAAAATCAGCATCAAAATCAACCCACGATCCATTTTCGAACTCAAAACGCATTTGATCTTGCATACCACCTGTTACATTAGCTATAATAGGATTACCTACTAATAATGCTTCTGTCAATGATAATCCCCACCCTTCGTTTGATGTTAATAAAATCTGAGCATCTGAACTATTATATAATAGGTTCATTTGTTCAGGAGGAAGAGGCATGCTAGAAAATGTAATATTATATTTGTCATCGTCCATTAATAATTCTCTAACTGCTTCCAAATCTGTTCCAGCATCATCTACTATTGCTGTATGTAATACAAAAGCACATTTTTTAGCTTGTTCAACAGACAATGAGTCGATAAACAATTTGTATGCTAGTAAAGAATCAGGAATCTGTTTACGACGAATATTTCTAGAGTTAAAGAATAAAACAAAATCGTATTTTTTATTCCCAAATAATTGTTTTTTAAATTCTACAAGTTGAGAATCTTCTTGCTCTAATGGTTTAAATATTTTATGATTTAATCCGTGGGGAACATACTTTATAATTCTATTTTTTGCTTTATCACTTAAAACAAGTTTATTAATATTTACTGTTTGTTTTGAAATCCCCATTAATAGATCACATGCTTCATAAAATGCTTTATTGTAATGGGGAGCGGGGTAGTCATCCCAAATATTCAAATATGCTATTGGAATATGTTTTCTAATTTCATTTTCAATTTGAAACAACCAAATAAAATAACGTGGATCAGTAATCAACATTATAGCATCTGGTTTTTCTGTTTGTATAAGTTGGCGAATCATTTCGGGGTTCCCATACCCTGTTACAGGGTACAAAAATACAGAACTGTCAGTTAGTCCTGTAATTTCATTAGTACTAGGGGATAAATCAAATCTTTTACCTTCATCTGGGTGATTGATTGCTCCTCCGATATTAACCCAATTGAAATGTTGAGCTGTGTGGAGAACAATTTCTTTAGCTACAGTGGCTATTCCGGAATGTACCCGGATATCATCACATATCAAAAGAATTTTTTTCCTCTTTTCGGGAGGCAAATGTTTAAAACTATTATTCATAAAAACTTTTTAAAATGTTTAATCTAAATTGACATGATTGTGGACCATTTTTCTAAATCCTTCGTCCGTATTATACAAATGAATCGTTCGGTCTACAAGTTTTTGTAACGAGAATTTGTATTTTATTGTGTTGATTTTGAATTCTTCAAACAAGTCGCTTTGTACTTTTACGCTTGTTAATATTTTTTCTGCTTTTGTACTCATAATTTTTATTTTTAGATAACGTATATTTGAATATACATATTGTCAAAATTTTAAAGAATTGATTGTTTATTACAAAGATCAGACCTATTGTTAAAAGGACACCATTTACATTGTTCTGATGGTTGTGGTTGATAATCTGTATCTTTATGCTTACTAGCAGAATTAAAACATTCTTCTATAAAACTTTCTACTAATCTAGCGGAATAATTCATACTATTTTTTCCGTCTGATGGTCTGAATGTTTGTATTCTTGATTGGGGGAACTCACTTTTTTCCCAGATTTTACGTTTTACTATAAAAAATTCAACACTTATCTGTTCAATAGGAATATTGTATTGTTGGGCAAAAAATCTTTTATAAAATAATAATTGAGATGTTTTTACTTTATCTTTTTTATGTTTGTCGCCCCAAGAATTAGTTGATGTTTTTATATCGTAAATATAAAATTTATTTGAATTTTCATTATATAATACGAGGTCAATATAACCTTTGTACATTACGTTGGAAAAACGGGGTAAAGGCGAAACTACTAATGGTATCTCACATCCTACTAAGTGCCAATACCTTTTACTAAAATATGCTCCTTTTTTCTTTTTAAGAAAATCTAATATAGCTACTCCATCTTCATAAAATTCACTCATTTCTGCCGGATCGCTAAAATGAACCTTCTTATTATTTTTATAATCTTTTAAATAATTTTCTGAGAATCGAGTTTTGAAGTAAGCATTTAAATCTAGCTCATCTGCTACTTTAACACTACGCTCATATAATGTAGTTAGATAATGTTGTATCACTTCGTGTATTGAAGTTCCAAAGGTCATATGAATCGAATAGTCTGTTACCCCATGTCCATCTCTATATTGCAATGCCCATTTTTTAGGGCATTGGTGATAGGTTTGAATTTGACTAAAAGATATAGTTTTTTGAGTAGCGTAATTTACTTCTAAAACTTTATATTTTTTAATATCTTTTAGTATTTGTGGGATTTTATTTGCCACTAAGGGTTTGTTTTAATTTTTCTAGATATAGAATGCTATCATGAAGTTCCTCCTGGATATGGATAATCCAGTCTACTACTGATAAGTCAGTTCTATCTAAATCAGTCCCGTATTTGTTTTTACCAAATTTAGCTCTAGTAACGAATTTATCTATAACTGTATCTACAATAGAATCTGTTACTTCTATTTCTCTCGTTTTATTTTGTTGCATCTTCTTTATCGTATAGTTCTTGAAATTCTTCTCTAAGTTCCTTAGGCAATAGCTCAATTAATACCTTGCCGGTTTTAATATCAAAAAATACAGGTACGGGAACAATACCATCTTCAGCGGTACCGGCAATAAATTTAGATACCTTTCTTAGTATTACACCCTCTTGAAACACCATATTACCTTCAGGTGATTTGATGGGGGTTGTAGTTTTAATGTCAATGTTAAGTTGTTGTTGTGGTTGTTTATTCATTTTGTTTTAATTTATTTGTTCATATTCAATTGTTTGTACTTCTCGACAGAAATATAACATACCATCTTTTCTAAATGTGTGAGAACATAACCAAAGATCCTTTAATTCATTAACCATTTCACTAGGTAATGTTTTTGATTCTTTTATTGTTCGGTATAATTGATAGTAATTATTGTTTGCTTCTATCAGTTGTCCTAGATTCATTAAATTTTCGTTTAACTTGTTCTGAAATTGGTATAGGTCCGCCTTCATCGTCTATTCTAACGAAGGTCATAGATGTAGTTAATATAATGGCCTCTTCTTCTTTAAATACATTATATGATCTAACTTCAACATCAAATGTAGCTGATGTGTTTCCTATATCGTTTAATTCACAATATATTTTAAGTAATGAACCTTCTTTGGCTGATTTTTTAAAGATACATTTATCAATAGCTATTGTAACCATATTTTTAGAGTGGCATACTTCCATAGCATAAGCAGCTACAGCAGCATCTACCCAAGATAATAGTTTACCTCCAAATAGGTTTCCGTGAAAACCTAAATCCATTTTTTTAATCGGGTGTGTAGCTAATAGTTTCATTTAAATTGTATAGTCTCCGTATATCGAATATTTTTTCGGTTCAGGATCAGGTTCTGTTGAATTTTTAATAGCATATAATTTACTGTTCATGGGCTCAAGTCTATATGCTATTGGTTTTAAAGTTGCCATTTCAAAATAAGCATTCAGAGCATCCGTGAGCGACGGATGGACTTTTTCGTCACCTACTAAAGACCATCTATCACTCGGCGGAACTCTCTCAGCTATTAGAATATTTATTTCTTTTACCATTACGATAAAATTAATACATCCCCCCTAGATCTCCAAATTCATTATTAGGAGTTTTCTTTTCTTCTGGTTCTTCTACAATAGCTACCTCAGTTAATAAAATTGTACCAGCGATTGAAGCTGCATTTTCTAGAGCACATCGAGTTACTTTGGCTGGATCAATAATGCCTGCTTCTTTCATATTAACAAAAGCTTCTGTTTTTAAATTAAATCCATCCCATGTTCTAGTGGGATTAGCTTGATTAATCAATCCATAACATTCGCTATCTGAGTAGCCGGCATTTTTGAGAATTTTCATGAATGGGGCAAAGCATGCTTTATGAACAATGCTTTTTCCAATATGAACATCGCTATTTAGTTCTTCTCGGGTTTTAGTAATAGCTTCTTTAGCGTAAAGTAAAGCTGCTCCCCCACCAGGTACAATTCCTTCTTCAATAGCTGCTTTCGTAGCATTGAGGGCATCATCTACCCGATCTTTTTTCTCCTTTAATTCAGCTTCGGTGTTTCCACCAACGTGAATAACGGCTACTCCTCCGACCAGCTTCGCGAGCCTTTCTTGAAGCTTTTCGCGCTCGTAGGGCGATTGGGCTTTTTCAATTTGAAGTTGTAGTTCTTCGATTCTTCCATTAATTTTTTCTTCTGAACCTTTGCCATCGACTATTGTTGTTTCTTCTTTTGTTACTGTTACCACTCGGGCTTCACCAAACCAGTCCCAACTGAACTTATCTAGCTTCATCCCCTTGTCGGTACTAAATACTTGACCTCCTGTCAAAGTTGCTAGATCTTCTAAGATTAATTTTCTTCGATCACCAAAATCGGGAGCTTTAATAGCACAAGCCTTAATTGTACCCCTCATTTTATTTACAATAAGTGTTGCTAATGCTTCACCTTCAACATCCTCTGCAACAATCAGCAATGATTTATTTTGAGCAGATACTGCTTCTAAAATAGGTAGCAATTCTTTTACTTGTGTAAATTTCTTATCAGCAATTAAAACTAAAGCATCATTTAATATACAAGACATATTGCTATTATCTGTAACAAAATATGGAGATTTATAACCTCTATCAATTTGCATACCTTCTACTGTTTCAAGATATGTTTCGCCTGTTTTAGATTCTTCAATAAACACAACACCTTCACGGCCTACTTTTTGCATTGCTATAGCAATTAATTCACCTACTTCAGAATCATTATTTGCAGAAATAGTAGCAACTTGCTTAAGTTGATCTTCAGATGAAATTTCTTCAGCAATATCTTTACGTAAAGAAGCAACAACTTCTTTTACAGCAGTATCAATTCCTCTTTTAATCTCAACAGCATTAGCCCCATTATTAAGATATTTCAATCCAGCATTAACCATTTCTTGAGCTAACAAAGTAGCAGTAGTGGTTCCATCCCCAGCAGCGTCTGCTGTTTTAATGGAAGCTTGTTTAACTAATTCTGCTCCTAAAGATTTAATAGGATCTTTTAATGAGATGGATTTTGCTACTGTTACTCCATCTTTGGTAGATAAAGTAGAGTGTCCATCCGAATAAAGTACGTTGCGGCCATTAGGTCCTAAAGTCGCAGTTACTGCGTCTGCTAACGTATTTACCCCATCCGAAATCTTTTTTCGAGCATCGGGTCCAAATTCAATTATTTTATTTTTCATATTATTCTTCAATTAATTTACTAAGTACTTGATTTTCCGGGCCGATCCAATATTCTTCACCTTGATATTCTAATTTGCTAAAACCCATAGTAGGTAATACTACAATATCTCCTTCTTTAAGGAGGGTTTCAATCCATGTTCCTGTTGCTGAGTAGTATCCAGGACCAACAGTTATAACTTTTCCTAATTTGTTTTTTTCATTCCCTAGGTCAGGAACAATAATATTGCCGTAAGTGGTTTCTTCCCCTTCATAGGGTTTTACGATAACGGCATTATAAAGTGCTTCTAATTTCATAGTTCTATTAAGGTTTTAATTTTTTGTTGTATTTGTTTCCATTCTGTAATATAATCTTTAATATTATTAAAATTTTCTTTTTGTTCTACTTTCAATTGGGCGATTACCTTTAAACACATTCCAAAACTAGAATAGTGACCCTTAGCTTTTTGATATTGTTTATCACTATCCCCAGATGAACTTACGTTTTCAAAGACAGTATAACAATGTTGATCCTTACTGATATAGAAAGGTTCAATTAAAGGATCACTAATAGTAGTGATAGAATCAGATTTTGTTTTTCTTTTATTCATATCTTTTTATTTTTAAAATTTTTGGAAGCGTCCTTAATTTGCTCATATCATGAATATACTAAAGATCTAATAAATTTCCAAGTTTTCTTGAATTTATAAAAAGAAAATCAGATTGATTTAAACGATGGTTCCAATAAAAAAGAGATCCTACTTCGTAAATATAAAAATCTAAATTATATAAATACGATATAATTTCACTAGCCAAAGGAGCCCCAGTATTATATTTAAGAACGGATAATTCTAATTGCAAAATATCACAATCTAAAATAGTTTTTAATCCTCCTTTAATTATATCTAACTCAGCACCTTGAACATCTATTTTTATATAATCAAATTTTTTATTAAGTGAATCTAAAGTCTTAATAGGAAGAACATATTCTGCACAGTTTTTATACCATACCGTATTTTCTTTATATATAGAACCTCCACTACATACATTATTATGTTCAGGAATATAAAAAGTTGTTTCTCCATCTTGCTTTCCTAAAAGAGTAATTATAGAATTAGGGTTTACTTCAAATAATTGAGATTTACAATTTGGATTCCCTTCAATGCTTAAAATATTACTGTCTGGGAAGATATTTTTAAATTCTTGGTAGAATTGGCCTATATTAGCCCCCACATCTAATATTTCTTTAGGGTATATATTTAAATCTTTAAAAGATTTAATCCATCTTTCTGAAATGAAGTTATAGTGATTATGCATAGTTATTTTTCTCTTGCTACAAGGTAGTAAACACTTTTTAAATTTTCTTTATAAAATTCTAATTTCATTAATCCTTCAGTTGTAATGTAAATGTTTCCGTTATCTACATCTTTATTGTTACTTAATATATTTTTTAATAAATCAGAATTATAGTACATTCTGAATGTTTTGCTTGAATTTTCAAAGGTTGCGTGGGGGATAAAATAAGATGTTTTATTTCCGTATTCAATATTGCCTCCAAATTCAAATTGTATTTGATCATCTTCTGCTATTCCCATACACGATTTAACAGCTACAGTATCGCTTTCTGGTAATGCAGATTTGGCTTTAATCAGAGCTTGAATTGTTTCAGGTTCAAGATTAGCTTGAATCCCGTATTGGATTTCTCCTGTTATTTCTCCTGCTTTAGGAACTATCATTAAATCGGCTAAAGCATAGTCTACATTAAATTGGTTATCTGAAATGACCAGTTTGGTTGGGATGTTTTTGTGTTTTTGGTAATCAAGTTTTACATCGCGACCTAATATAGATATTAATTTATTAAGTTTAGTAGTGTCGCTAATAGCTATTATAGAATTTTCTAATTCAATATCATCGTATTCTACTTTGCCTATCATCTCGCGAGTAGGAGAAGCAAAATTAATAGTAAGATGATTATCTTGAATAGTCCATTTTACAGATTCGTTTAGACCTCCTAGGTAATATTTTGAAATAATTGATGTTAAATCAGATTTTGCTATCATTGGAATGTAAAAAATTTATTGACGTTTTTGTTAAATACGGGTTGTCCCCACTTTATATCATTGTATATCGTTTCTATTTTATTTTTTAAGACTGAATCGAAAATTATGTCTCTATCTAGGTATTCTTCTATTATGCTTAGTATTTCAGGGGCATCTTCATATCCATTTAATGCTAAAACATCTACATGATACGGATTAGGTTTTAAATAGGCAAGGTATATTTTATCTCCCATTTGAAAAGTAGGATATTTCTTATCTAATTTTTTGTATTTTAAAATAT